CTAAGGCTAACATTGACAGTGATATTCTTTTATTTTATCATGACGAAGTTACTTATGAAGTAAAAGAAGAACAAGTAGAAAAAGCTAAAGAAATTATTATGAAATGTTTTATTGAAGCCCCTAAATCACTAGGTGTTGATATTATGACTTGTGGCGACTGCATTATAGGAAAGGATTACTATGACGTTCACTAATTTTGTTGATACTTTTATTCGTATCATGGGAAAAAATAAAAAAGAAATAAATAGCGCAATTCGTCCAATGACAGATGACGAAAGACAAGCTAGTATTCAACGACAAAGAGCTAATGGAGGTTAAATGATTAAGCGAATTCCTTTAAATGGGGATGAAATGGATGCGTTTAGTAAATACAGAAAGTTTCTTCGTTGGAAAAGAGGAAATTTAAAAAGAATTAAACGCGCTTATAATAAACGGCTTCGTAAAGTTAGCAAAAAGGAAATTAAATGATTTACCAAATACAATGCACTTTTAATATTGAAGTAGAAGCTGATGACGAAGAGTCTGCTTTTGCCGAAGCTAGTGATGTCTTTCTATTTAATGAAGGTCACAGCGATGCAGTTATTAGAAGCGAGGATGAATATTACATGGAAGTTTTATTCCAATACGAAGTATCGGAGAAGTATCGGAGTAAAGACAATGAGTAATGCTACTACGTCTATGGAAGTTATGATTCAAATTGCCTTTGATAAATTTCATACAAATTTAAAATTTAAAGGAAAAGAATTAGACAGAGACACTTTAAAAGATTTAGATGATCTAGAAATAAATTGCGTTGAAGCTACAAAAGATCAACGTAGTACAGAGGCAGAAGAATGGTACGAGAATGGTTATGAAAGTGGCTATGAAAATGGTCGTGAATCGGGATATGATGATGGCCATGATGATGGTTATCATGAAGGCCGTAAGGTAGGTTTAGAGGGCTTCGAATGTATACAGTAGAGTTTGAAAAAGACGCGGCTGTAATTACTGTATTAGCCGAAGATGACAGCCAAGAAGACATTGAGGTTATTGTTGGGGGTGATGATGATACTGTTTGGATCAGGCAGTATCAAGAATACAAAAATGAGTATGATATTCTTTGTATGACTTGGCAGCAATTGCTTGATATAACCGCCGCATTAAATAGCCCTGAAGGAATGTTTAGAGTGGCAAGGGAAAAAGGAAAGTCACATGATTGAAGCAACATACATAGACCATATGGGTAGTGATCTGTCTGTCGTTAATGCAGCTAGGGTGTCCTTTGGTAAGAAAAGTGAGGCTCACAGTTGGGCGTGGGCTGATGAGGGTGCTAAATCTCTAAAAGGAAAACCCATGATGCCTGTGCTGTCTGACAAAGATACTAAGCTGATTAAGTACCTAGCGAGGCATAAACACACCTCATCCTTCGGTCACGCCTTTGCATCCTTCCATGTCAAAGCACCTGTCTTTGTGGCACGACAGCTAGTCAAGCATAAATTCCTGCGTTGGAATGAGATTAGCCGTAGGTATGTGGATGCTGAACCTGCGTTCTATACGCCTACGGAATGGCGTGGACGTAGTGAGGATAAGAAGCAGGGGTCAGATGATACAGTTTCGATTGATGTCGCTTGGTATGATCGTGATGACGGATACAATTCATGGCCTGAAGACTCTTGTTTCATAGCCCTAGAAGCATACCAGAAGATGCTTGAACTAGGAGTAGCACCAGAGCAAGCACGTATGGTGTTGCCACAAAGCACAATGACTGAATGGATTTGGTCTGGTAGCCTTGATGCCTTCTCCGATATGTGTCTACTGCGTTGTGCCAGTGACACACAAGCTGAGACACAGTACGTGGCAGCTAAGATAAGTTTAAAGATGCACGAACTATTTCCTGTGTCATGGACGGCACTAGCTAAGGGGAGACAGTAAATATGAGTGAAACAGAACTATATTCAGTAATATGTATTGCAATTTGTTCAGGCACTATTGGCTTTATAGTCGGTATGAAAATAGCATGGGCTGATGCGAAGAAAGTATATGAACCTTATTTGTTTAAAGGAGAATGAGGAATGAATACAGAAGTATATGAGTACATTGCTTTTCAATTTTACGAAGACAAACACCGTCACTGTGATCATCTTGGAAGAGGTCTTGCAGAGGAAGTTGAAGAGGTCTGTCAGGAGCTTTATGACAATAAGGGCCGAGACAGGGAAGCATATCTTGATGAACTTGCTGATGTACTCTGGTATGTCACTGTAATGTCCATGGTAGAAGGTGAAAACCTTGAAAGTCTAATGAAACGAAACATCTATAAACTTGAAGATAGGATTCTTAATGGGAAACGAAATTCATAGTATTAAAGTCGTCTCTATTGACGAACACGAAGACGGATCAGCCACCTTAGACCTAGAGCTTGATAAAGAAACTTTTGCTCAAATATTTAACATGGGGTTTCTTGAATTAGTTAGACGAGGTTTAGAAGCTGAAGAAAACGAAGAGTAAATAATACCTGACGTTAAAGAACAATTAAAGGAGCTACTATGTTAGCTATTATTGATGGTGATGTACTTCTATATATCAGTATATGGGGTGCAGAAACTAAAGAAGAAGCAAGAGAAAATTTTGATAGTTTGTTCGAAGCTGTATTAGAAGGCCTATTTACAACAGATTACGTTATGGCCCTTGGTGGGCCTGATAACTTTAGATTTAGCATTTATTCTGAATATAAGGCTAACAGAAAAAAGTCGAAGTCTACAAGACCAAAATGGTTCTTAGATTTGAAATCAGAAATTGTAAATGATTACGAAGGTTGTATATCAACGGATAACTGTGAGGCCGACGATATGGTTCGTATCTGGGCCAACGAGTGCAAACAAAACTATGTAATCGTTACCATTGATAAAGATTTAGACTGTATCGAAGGTCTCCACTACAATCCTCGTAAAAAAGAAATCCATACAGTTGGCGCTGGATATGCAGATTATTTTTATTGGAAACAATTGCTCATGGGAGACAGCGTAGATAATATAACTGGGATTCCTAATATTGGACCTAAAAAATCTGAGAAAATGCTAGAGGATACAACAGGAGCTATGGAAAGAAAAGAGGTCGTATGTAAGGCTTATAGAGATTTTTACGGCGAAGAAGGGCACTCTTATCTATTAGCCAACGGCAAGCTACTACATATCTGGCGATATCTTGGAGACTATTTTAAATTTCCAAAAGAAAAGTATGATATTTATGTTAATAAATAAAGGTCATTGGAACTATAATAAGAAATTTTATCCTGAAGAATGGTTTGGTTTTGTATATTGTATACAGAATAAAATCGATAATAAATTTTACATAGGTAAAAAACAATTTTTTCATAAAGGAAAAAAGAAGTCAAGAACCTATGGAAAAGAAATGGCATGGCGGTCTTACGAAGGTTCTTCTGCACATGTTAAAAAGGAAATAAAAAAGCATGGTAAAGAAAACTTTAGTTTTGATATAATAGATTTGTATAAAACAAAAGGTGGGCTTTATTATGCAGAGGCTTATTGTCAAATGATTTGCGAGTGTATGACTAGAAAAGATAAGAACAATGAATTAATTTCTTATAATAGACAAATTGCTGCAATTCGTTTTATACCCTTAGAGGAGCCAAGCCGCGCAACAAAAACATTCGTAAACAAGTTAAACAAGAGTATTGGAAATGGGTAGAATAATAACTAGAAATCAACCCTGCGAAACTTGTGGAAGCAGCGATGCCAAACAAATATACGAGGATGGTTCAGCTTTTTGCTTCTCTTGTAAAACAAATTATTTTGCGCCTAAAGAGGATCATATGGAAAACAAAGAGGATAATTCTTGGAGTAATCCCGATTCAGTCAATGAGGTTTATAATGATTTGTCTGTTAAGGGTTTTAAAGAACGTAATATTTATAAGCAAGTTTCTGAGCATTATGGCGTTAGGGTTTCTTTTGATATTGATGGTAACATTGATGCTCATTACTACCCTTACCATAGTGACGGAAACTTGGTTGGATATAAAGTACGAAAGTTACCCAAAAACTTTACCTCTATTGGAAAGGTTAGAGGTGGACTTTTTGGACAACACCTATATACAGGGGGTAGACGATTAGTTATAACAGAGGGTGAACTTGATGCTATGGCGGTTCAAGCTGCTTGGTATAAAAAATATAAAACTTTTTATCCAGTAGTATCTTTAAGATCAGCTTCTTCTATTAAAGATTTAATTGATGTTAGAGATTGGATTCGTAACTTTGACGAAGTAATACTTTGGTTTGATAATGACGATGCTGGACGCATTGCATCGAAAGAAGCTGCTCGTATTATTGGTTATGATAAGATAAAAATTGCAAACTCCCCTGAAAAGGATGCTTCAGATCTTTGGATAAAATTTCCTGAGAAGGTATTATCTGCTATCTATAATTCAGTAGAATATACACCCGCAGGTATTTTAACAAAAGAAGAACTCTGGCATCAACTTGAAAAGTATAATGAAATGGAGTCTGTACCTTACCCTGAATTCATGGAAGGTTTAAATGAAAAGCTTAAAGGTATGCGCTTTGGCGAAATAACTCTTTGGACTTCAGGTACTGGTTCAGGTAAATCTACCTTATTAAGAGAGATTGCTATTGACTTATTGGAGAAAACTGATGATAAAATTGGAATTATCTCGCTGGAAGAATCTCCTGCAGAAACAGCTAGAAAAATGGCAGGGATGGCTCTTAATAAAAACCCTGCCAAAGAGGAAATACCGCTCGATGATCTTAAGAGCGGTTTTGATAAAGTTTTTGGGGATAATCGGGTTATGGTACTTGATCATCAAGGCTCAATCTCAGATGGATCTATCATGGATTTTCTGGAGTACATGTGCCTTAGCGGTTGTAAGTATCTCTTCGTTGATCACATCACAATCCTTGCTTCGGAAGGAGCAGAAGGACTTACAGGAAACGAAGCTATAGATAAGATTATGAATGATTTACTTGGCTTAGTTAAGAAACATGAAGTGTGGATTGGCCTTATAAGTCACTTGCGTAAGACTGATAACAAGGGCAAGTCTTTTGAAGAAGGAAAATTGCCATCTATGGATGATATCAAGGGGTCAGGTTCTATTAAACAAATTAGCATGGATATAATAGCCTTTGCTAGAAATGTAGGTTCTGAAGACTCTGAAGAAAGAAATACAATTAAAACAAAAGTACTCAAGTGTCGTTACACTGGATTAACAGGCCCATCTGGAAGTTTGTATTACGACTTCAATACAGGCCGACTGAAAAGAGGTGTAGATGATTTTACTGAAGAGGAGTTCTTAACAGTTTGATGGAAGACAAAATAGACCACTTATTCCTAATTTCAATAATATACCAGCTTATCGACTCAGGGGTTAACACCTCTGAGTTAAGCCCTAATATTCAAGACTGGTTATATGGTTTAACAAATGAATATGAAAATGCAGAAGGTGAAGATAAAGAATTTTTTGAGAGAGTATATTGGTATGCAGATGTATGCTTAAATCAGATGAATGGAAAAAATAATTTAAATTAAAAGGATATTTCGCTAATGAAACATGAGTGCGATAAATTAAAAAACAAAGGGCTTACAGATGACCAATTTGAAGCTTATCTAGTAAATCCAAATGTTAGAAAACTGTATACAGTTGATATGCTTAAAGAGTTGAAATCTTTGTGGTATGGCGAGGAAGTGGTCGAGGTTAAGGTTGAAAAAAAACCAAAAGAAAAAACAAGATCGGTATCCAAAATCGACTATTCGTTAATTCAGGGCTATAGCAAAGACCAGTTGGACGAGTATTCTATAAACACTTGGGGGGTTGATCTTGATAAACGTTTCTCCAAAAAGAAAATGATTGAAGAATTAGAAAACAAATTAAAATCAAAATAAGGGGAAACTAATGAAACCATATGAATCATTTATCCATCTTTCACGTTATTCACGTTTTATAGATGACTGGGGTCGTCGCGAAACTTGGAACGAAACTGTAGATAGATTGATTAATTTCTGGAAGGATCGTATTAGTAATAATATTATACCTGATAAGACCTTTAAGGAATTACATAAGGCCATTTATAATCGCGAAGTAATGCCTTCTATGAGAGCAATGTGGAGTGCAGGTAATGCTTTAGAACAAAATCATTTTCGTGGTTATAACTGTTCTTTTGCGGCTGTCGATCACATTCGAGTATTTGATGAGATCCTGTTTATTCTTATGGCAGGGACAGGTGTTGGCTTCTCTGCTGAAGCTCAATATGTAAATAAACTACCTATTGTTAATGATACAGTTACGGAGACAGAACGTGTTATCTTTATTGAAGACAGTGCAGAAGGTTGGGCAAAGGGTTTACGTAAACTTATTGCTGAACTATACCTTGGTAACATACATGCTTGGGATTATAGCCGTATTAGGCCTGAAGGCGCAAGACTTAAAACTATGGGTGGACGAGCTTCTGGCCCTGAACCCCTAAAAGAGTTATTTGAATTCGTGACTTTAAAATTCAAACTCGCTCAGGGTCGCAAGCTAACACCCCAAGAAGTACATGATATTATATGTAAAATTGCCGAGGTAGTTGTAGTAGGTGGTGTACGCCGCTCTGCGTTAATCTCTCTCAGTGATCTTGGAGACCCTGAAATTCGAGACTGTAAGTCTGGTCGTTGGTGGGAAAATACACCACACCGCGCACTAGCTAATAACTCTGCTGTTTATGATCAAAAACCTTCAATGGCTGTGTTTATGGATGAATGGACGGCACTAATGAAATCAGGCTCTGGTGAGCGTGGTATTTACAATCGTGGTGGTGCGCGTGAAATGGCTCCTGAACGCCGTGAAGGTGATCGCATTGTGGGATGTAACCCTTGTGCGGAAATCCAACTTCGATCAGGCCAACTCTGTAACTTAACTGAAGTTGTTGCTCGTCAAGGTGATACTGTTGAAGATCTTCTTCGTAAGGTTCGTTTGGCAACTATACTAGGAACTCTTCAAGCTTCTCTTACTGACTTTAAATATGTTCGTAAGATATGGCAAAAGAATTGCGAAGAAGAAGCTTTGTTAGGAGTAAGTTTAACAGGCATCCAGGATTGTGAACATTTGCAAAACCCTGACCCTTCCCTTCTAGAGAGATTAAAGTGGGAAGCACAAGATACTAATGTTGAGATTGCTGAAATGATTGGTATCAAGCCTTCAGCAGCTATTACGACAATCAAACCCTCTGGGACTGTTTCTCAACTTGTTGATTCTGCTTCTGGTATTCATGGTCGTTTTGCGCCTTATTATATCCGCGCTGTACGACAAGCTAATAATGACCCTCTAACAGAGTTTCTTAAAGATCAAGGTGTACCTAGTGAGCCTGATGTTATGAACCCTGCTAAAACTACGGTGTTTTATTTTCCAATTAAATCACCTGAAGGTGCAATACTGGCTGACCAACAGGGGGCTATTCGACAATTAGAAAATTGGTTAACGTATCAACAGTATTGGTCAGAACATTCAGTGAGTGTTACTGTTTATGTTAAAGAATACGAGTGGATGGAAGTAGGCGCTTGGTGTTATAAGAACTTTGATGCGTTGACTGGTGTAAGCTTCTTGCCTTACTCAGATCATACTTACGCACAAGCACCTTATACGCCTTGTACAGAACAAGAGTATATCAGAGCAGTACATGCTATGCCTGATGTTGATTTTACTTTACTCCCGAATTACGAAGAAAGTGACAATACCGAGGGCGCTCAAACTTTAGCTTGCGCAGCAGGAGGCTGTGAAATTTAATACCTGACGTTAAAGAACAATAAAGGATTTTTATATGGCAGAAACAATAGGTAGAGCCTTAGGTATAGTTTTTGGTTTTATGGTTACTTCAACTCTCACTACTTATGTAGGAGTACATATTCTTACTTGGCTTGAAATTATGCCATGACAGAAATAATAGATTTTTCTCAAAA